GATCTTACTGAAGCTCGTGCCGATCTGGCTAAATATGAAGATGACAGAAGTGATCAGCTCGAAAGTAAGATGAGGATCTCTGAAGAGTTTAATTATAATGCTGTCATCGTAGAAATGCTGAAAGACACTGGAATCAAAACAAAGATTATCAAACAGTATCTTCCTGTTATGAATAAACTTGTTAATCAGTATTTACAAGTACTAGATTTCTTTGTACATTTTCATCTTGACGAATCGTTTCAAGAAGTTATTCGTTCAAGACATAGAGATGAATTTACCTATGACTCGTTTAGTGAAGGTGAGAAACAAAGAATTGACTTGGCTCTTCTCTTTACTTGGCGACAAGTGGCAAAGATGAAGAATTCTGTATCAACTAATCTTCTCTTACTTGATGAGACATTTGATTCAAGTCTCGACCATGATGGCGTAGAAAATCTACTGAAGATTCTATACACACTTGGCGAAGATACAAACGTATTCGTTATCTCTCATAAAGGTGAGATACTCGATGGTAAGTTTAATCACAAGATAGAGTTTGTGAAAGAAAAGAACTTTAGCAAGATGAAAAACAGTGTACAAGCCAATGAACTTGTGTTATAATATACATATCTTTTGGAGAATATAATATGGAACTCAATGAAAATACATTAAATGTCTTGAAAAACTTTTCCGGTATTAACCCGAATTTGTTGATCAGACAAGGCACAACCGTAAAAACAATCTCAGAAGCACGTAACGTTGTGGCTACTGCGATTGTAGAACAAGAATTTCCACAAGACTTTGGTATCTATGACCTCTCCGAGTTCATCGGTGTACTCAGTCTTGTAGATGTTCCTCGGCTTAAGTTTGCCGAAGAATATGTAACGGTCGGTGATTCTACCGGTCGTTCAAAAGTCAAGTACTTCTTCTCACCAGAAGAAACCTTGACAACTCCTCAAAAAGACATCATCATGCCTGATAGCGAGGTGAAGTTTACACTGACTAATGATACACTGAATAAGATTAAGAGAGCAGCATCCGCTCTTGGTCATGATGAAGTGTCAATCACTGGCAAAGACGGTGTAATTAGTCTTTCTGTTGTAGATAGCCAGAACTCAACATCAAATGCTTTTTCGATCGATATTGATGGCGAGTATCCTGAAGGAGTAGATTTTAACTTTGTGTTAAGTATCTCAAATCTCAAAATCATTACTGGTGATTATGACGTACAGATCTCAAGCAAGAGAATCTCTACCTTCAAACATAAAGAACTAAATGTTCAATATTGGATTGCATTAGAAAAAACATCTTCGTACGGAGTTTAAGATGAGTGATAAAGAACCAGATCAGTATGATCATCTGTTGACGTTGTCAAATCAAGTGTCACGTTCAACAGTCGCAGTCATCGATGCCATGTCTCAACGTGGTGCGGTGAAAGGCGAAGAGATGTCAACTCTTGGTAAATTGCGTGATGACGCAGTACAAGTTATCCAAGTTGTTGAAAACATCCAACAAGAAAAGGCAATGGAAGAAGAATAAACTGTTTACACCGTCTGTGAACTTTGATATAATATATTATGAGGTGTAAATATGTCTAATGATTTCTTATGGGTAGAAAAGTATCGCCCAAAAACTGTTGCCGAGACTATCTTACCGGATACTCTCAAACAAACATTCCAAAAGATCGTAGATACCGGTGAATTGCCTAACATGCTTTTCACCGGTACTGCCGGTCTTGGTAAAACTACGGTCGCTAAAGCTATGTGTAACGAACTAGCACTCGACTATATTATTATTAATGGTTCCGAAGAAGGTAATATCGATACCCTTCGAACTAAGATCAAACAATTTGCTTCTACAGTTTCTCTACAAGGTGGTTACAAAGTTGTAATCCTTGACGAAGCAGATTATTTAAATCCACAATCGACACAGCCTGCGCTTCGCGGCTTCATTGAAGAATTTTCTAATAACTGTCGATTTATTCTTACATGTAATTTTAAGAATCGTATTATTGAACCACTTCATTCTCGTTGTGGCGTATACGAATTCAATACTTCTAAAAAAGATATGGCCGATTTGATGGGTCATTTCATGCAACGCGTAACTGCAATACTTGAAGCCGAAAGCGTACAGTTTGAAAAGAAACCAGTCGCTGATCTGATTGTTAAATACGCACCTGATTGGAGGAGAGTACTTAATGAACTACAACGCTATTCTGTTCTGGGGAATATTAACAGCAGCATTTGTTCATCTAGTAGTGGAGCCTTTGATGATCTCTTTCTTTTTCTAAAGGAAAAAGATTTCAAAAAGATGCGTGCTTGGGTTGTAAATAATATCGATACAGATGCAGCCGCAATCTTTCGTGGTCTCTATGATCGTATGAATGATAAAGTTGCTCCACAATCGATTCCACAATTAGTTCTTATACTTGCTGACTATCAATATAAGAATGCTTTTGTTGCTGATCACGAATTAAATGTGGTGGCATGTCTAACGGAGATTATGGCTAATGTCAACTTCACCTAAATTAATTTTATATACACAAACTGACTGTCTGTACTGCGAGATTATGAAATCAAAACTTACTGATTGGGGTTATACATGGGACGAGGTAAATATAAATCGTCATCCAGAAAATAAACCATTTCTTAAAGCTCAAGGACATAAAACTGTACCGCAACTGTATTGCGGTATAAACCACTTAAATAAAGTAAATACACAAGACTTTACAAAAGAAATGCTAGAAGAACAATTAGATTGGGATAGTTATGCTGGCGGCGTGGAAAGCTTTAGATAGATCTGATAAAACTAGTTTAATATTAACATTTCAAGTTGCTATTATTTCTAGCTTCTTTTTATCTTTTGATGGTATGGTACTACTATGCATTCCTCTTTATATTTTTCTTCGTTATGTACAAAGACCATGGAGTAAATACGATGACAAATCCGTTTCAATATTTGAACGCCATAAATGACACCAAACAAGATCTTATGGTTGATGATTTAGCTGAAAAAAGCTATAACTCTTTTATGGTCAATCGTGGTCTTTCATATTTTAAAGATACAGTTCTCTTTGCAAATGAGATGAACCGTCACCACCATCTAGATAACCGTTTACAATTTGACTTTCTTATAAATATAATACGAAAGCGTAAAAGGTTTTCTAAATGGATGAAACCTGATACTGCTAGTGACGTGGAAGTAGTTAAGGAATATTATGGCTATAGCAATGAAAAAGCCCGCCAAGTCTTAACCCTTCTTACATCTGAACAGATTAATGAATTAAAAAAGAAGGTTTATAAAGGTGGAAGAAAATAATATTGTCGAATGGACACCGGCGTCAATGCTGGAAATAACGTTGAACGAACCTGACGATTTCTTAAAAGTAAGAGAAACACTCACACGTATCGGCGTAGCATCTCGTAAAGATAAAAAGTTATTTCAGTCTTGTCATATTTTACATAAACAAGGCAGGTATTTTATTGTGCACTTTAAAGAATTATTTCTGCTTGATGGTAAGAAATCTAATTTAGAAGAAAATGATATTGCGCGCAGAAATACTATCGCTCAACTCATGAGTGATTGGGGTTTGATTGGTATTGACAGTGGCAAAAGAGTAGAACCTCTCGCGCCTATGAGACAGATTAAGATTATTCCTTTCAAAGAAAAGAATGATTGGGAACTTTGTCCAAAATATAATATTGGAAATAAATGAACTAATATATATAATTATGTACGCCGATAGTCGGGTACAATCAACTGTCCATAAACGGAGGTTAACATGACAGGAACTTATGCATTGCCGCGTCAGGCATTCATCGGGTTTGATCGCATTTTTGATCAACTCGAAAATATCCACAGCCAAGCTAAAGATACGTATCCACCACATAACGTGGTACGTGAAGACGAGTTTCAATACATCGTTGAATTAGCTGTTGCTGGGTTTACCGAAAAAGATGTTACAATTGAAGTGAAAGATCATATCTTGACTGTAACTGCTCAGCGCGAGCAGCGTAGAGAACAAGAAAAGTATCTTCATAAAGGCATCTCTGCTCGGAAGTTCAAAAAGTCGTTTCGTCTCTCAGAATACACTGAGGTACGTGGAGCTGATATGAAGGATGGCATACTTGCGATTGGCCTCGAAGTAGTCCTTCCCGAAGAGAAGCGTCCCCAAATGATAACAATCAATAGTCATAAGGGGAAAACTAATGACAGCACTAGCACTAAAGGGCTATTCTCTCGTACGTAGGTCATTCATTACTGCATTCGCAGTATGGATTATTGGTCACTTAAATGCAGTTGGTAGAGCGATTCAAGTTTCAAGACAGATTGAAGCTAATCAAAAGCTAGCACACTTGCTTAAGCACGAGTATCCACATGAAGATTATGCGGGTATCTTAGCGATTCTTAATGATAAAACATTGAAGGAGTATTATAAATGATTGCAGTACTCAAAAAAATGTTAAAGCTTGATATAGCAAAGAACGCACCAATGCTAAAATATCGTGAATCAAACTATACTCTTGCAGAACTTGAGCGTCGCCTAAATGCCGAAGTTCAAGGTTATGGAACAAGATACTAATGTGGCCATATACTGACGACGAGTGGGAAATCTACGCATAATAAATAAAAGGAGCAGGCAAGTCTTGCTCCTTTTTACACGGAGGTAGTATGATAGGAGAACCAAGATACTGTAAAAAATGTGGACATCGTTGCCACTGTCTTACTACAGAATGCAATGAATGTCATAATGATGTTTGTTACGGTTGTGACTGTGATTTACCAATTATAGATATACCAGATTCTTTTGTAAAGGAGAATACATAATGGGACCTAATGCATTTAGAAGAATGCCACAAAAAAACAAACAAGAAAAATATATTGAAGCTCGTATCAAACAATTAATGGATGATATGAATAAAGCCAGTGATGAATATGACAAACAGTGGTATAATAGACTTATACAAGAATTAACTTGGGTACAAGACATGGGTGGAACAAAAGCAAAGACTAATTGTTATATGGAAAAAACTCATGTTGGCGCTATTGGAGGAAAAGAAATATGGACTTAGGAAAATTAAGAGCAGACTTAGAGTTAGATGAAGGAATAAAGTATGAAATATATCTCGATCATCTTGGTCTCCCTACTTTTGGTATCGGTCATTTGGTCAGAGATGAGGATCCAGAGTATGGAGAGGACGTTGGCACTCCAGTCTCTGAAGATAGAGTGGCTTCAGCGTTCGAACAAGATATACAAATCACAATTGAAGACTGCGAAAAACTCTATCCCGATTTTTACGAATTGCCAGAAGAAGCCCAGCTCATTATCGCAAATATGTGCTTCAATCTTGGGTACCCTCGACTCTCTGCATTTAAAGGAATGAAGCGTGGTGTAGATGCGCGTGATTGGAATGCTGCTGCAGATGAGATGGTAGATTCTCGTTGGTATCGCCAAGTGACAAATCGTGCAGATCGACTCGTAGAAAGAATGAGAACAATTGCATAAAAGAGTGTACAATCCATTGAAACTAGTGTATAATATATTATGTTGTTGGAGGTTGTATGTCTTTTTATACGAATGTAGATCGTTGCGGAAATAAAATATTATATCGCGGATATAACCATCAAGGTGTTCCGCAAACTTTAGAATATAAACTCGGTCTTGATAGAGGTAATGACTATCGACCGGTATTGTATGTGCCTTCAAAAAGTCAAACTGAATGGCGAGCTCTTGATGGCAATTATGTAGAGCCTGTATATTTTCATAACTATAGTGAAATGAAAGACTTTATTAAAAAGTATGAAAATGTAGATAGTTTTAAATGGTACGGTCAAGATAGAATTATTTGGCAGTTTATACAGAAAAAATTCCCTAAAGAACCTGAAGTAAATGCTTCTCTTATTAACACCGTCTTTATGGATATTGAGGTTCATTCAGAAGATGGATTTCCTAATCCCGATGACGCACAGTGGCCTGTAACTGCTATTGCTTTAAAGTCTTCGAAGGAAGGAGTGTATCGTGTATGGGGTTGTGGCGAGTATGATAATGAAAAATCGCCACACACGCATCTTAAGATTCGATATATTCGTTGCGAAGATGAATATGCTTTACTCGAATCATTTATGGCATATTGGACGTCAGCGTATCCTGAAGTAATTACAGGCTGGAATGTCCGCGGCTTTGATATTCCATATCTTGTTAATCGTATGAAACACTTATTCGGTGAACATATTGCTCGTATGCTTTCACCGTGGCATAAACAATTTAGAGACTGGGCTATTCGTACCAAGTCTGTAGCGTTTAAAATGAAGACTATGAATACCTATCAAATTGCAGGTATTTCTCAACTTGATTACATGGATCTTTTCCAAAAGTTTGGTTATAGCTACGGTCCTCAAGAATCTTATTCACTCAATCATATCTCTCATGTCGTGCTTGGCGAAAGTAAGATGTCATATGAAGAACATGGCAGCTTGCGTAATCTCTACAAAGATGACTATCAACTCTATATTGATTATAATATTAAAGATGTTGAACTTGTAAAAAAGCTTGACACTAAACTTGATCTATTGAATCTTGTCTTTACAATGGCCTACAAAGCTGGTGTTAATTATGGCGACACGTTCGGTACTACGGCAATATGGGATTCTATTGTGTATCGCGAACTGTCAAAAAGAAAAGTTATAATTCCCGGTCCACCTGACCGTCGTGATCGTGAAGGTGCATATACCAAGTTCGAAGGTGGCTATGTAAAAGAACCACAAGTTGGCGCACATGACTGGGTAGTTTCTTTTGATTTGAATTCTTTGTATCCAAATATTATTGCGCAATGGAATATGTCACCTGAAACTATTGTAATGAATGGAGATAATCTATCTCGTTCAGCAAAAGCTGGCGTATCATTTAATAACAATCGTGAAGGTGTATTCCCTATGCTTGTTAAGCAGTACTACGATGATCGTAAAACTGCTAAGAAAGAAATGATTGAATGGCAAAAGAAACAACAGAAAGAAGGTACAAGTATTGAGATCGAAAAACAAATTGCTTCATTAAACAATAGACAAATGGCAATTAAGATCCTAATGAACTCTTTGTTCGGTGCTATGGGTAATAAGTGGTTTCGTTATTTCGACCTTCGAGTTGCAGAAGGTATTACTCTTACTGGTCAACACGTCATTAAAACCTGCGAAAAAGTCGTAAATGATGAAATGAATAAACTACTTGGAACTCAAGATGATTTCGTAATTGCTATCGATACAGATTCAATCTATGTTAACTTCTCAAAGTTTGTACAGAAGTTTCAGCCAAAAGAACCTGTAAAGTTCCTTGATGAATCATGTCAAAATCACTTCCAAAAAATCCTCGACAATGCGATGGAAAAACTCTTCAAAGATATGAATTGTTTTGAAAATCGTATGGTCATGGAACGTGAGGTGATTGCTGATCGTGGTATCTGGACTGCAAAGAAAAGATATATTCTGAATGTGCATAACTCAGAAGGTGTACAATACGAAGAACCAAAACTTAAGATTATGGGTATTGAAGCAATCAAGTCTTCTACACCTACAGTATGTCGTGCCAAGTTCAAAGAGATATTTAAAGTTATTATTTCTGGTACAGAAGAAGATGTACAGCAATATATCTTAAAGTTCAAACAAGAATTTAAACAACTTCCTGCAGAAGAAGTTGCCTTTCCACGTGGGGTAACTAATCTTACAGAATGGCAAGATAAGAAACTAGTCTACAAGAAAGGCACTCCTATTCATGCACGCGGTGCTATACTTTATAATAACATTCTTAAAGAAAGTAAGCTCACAAATAAGTATGAGTCTATTAGTAATGGTGATAAGATAAAATTTGTCTATCTA